TGGAAATTCCGTCTAATGGCAAAAAAATCAAATATCGTCCATTTGTCGTAAAAGAGGAAAAAGTGCTATTATTGGCACTTGATACAAATGACGAAAAACAGATTGAAAGTGCTGTAAAGCAAATACTGAAAAGTTGCATCCAATCTCGTGTAAAAGTTGAAGATTTAGCAATCTTTGATTTGGAGTATATCTTCCTTCAAATTCGTGCAGTCTCAGTTGGTGAGATTGTGGAAATGAGAGTAACATGCAAAGATGACGAAAAAACACAAGTCAACTATGCTTTGAATTTGTCAGAAGTCAAAGTTACTAAACCAGAAGGTCATAGTAGCAAAATTATGATTTCTGATGATCAGGGTGTTATTATGAAATATCCAGCATGGAACCAATTTATCACTGGTTCTATTATGGGACAAGCTCCAACTGCTGATGGAGTTGTTGAGATTATCGCCTCTTGTATAGATCAGATTTTTGACGGTGAAGAGGTTTACGATAGTTCTACAACTTCAAAGAAAGAATTTGTGGAATATATCGAGAATTTGACTAATTCTCAATTTGAACTAATCCAGAAATTCTTTGAATCGACGCCTAGACTAGAACACAAGTTTGAAGTGAGAAATCCCAATACTGGTGAAATTTCAGAATTCGTGATTTCGGGGTTATCCAATTTTTTCGGATAGCACTCTTCCATAACACTATGGAAGGGTATTATAAAACTAACTTTGCTTTGATGCAGCATCATAAATATAGTTTGAGTGAAATTGAAAATATGATGCCTTGGGAGAGACAAGTTTACACAACTCTCCTAATGCAACACCTAGAACAAGTCAAACAAGCACAAGAAGCAGCTAAAAGGTAATGGCACACGGGTTTCTATCATATCAAGATCCTAGAGGAGAGGTAGATTATCTCGACAAAATTTATAAAGCCATTAAGGGATATCTAGATAAAAGAGATAAAAGAGAAGAAAAAGCAGCAAGGAAAGGAGGTCTAGTAAAGAGTCCTGACCCTTTTGATGATGGTGGACCTGTTGAACCAGCTGAAATAGCAGTAGATTCACCAAAAAGACCCCCTGCTAATCCTTTAAAAAGAGCATTAGCAGGATCTGCTCTGAGAAGAGCATTGCCTTCTGCTGCAGCAACACCTACTGAGGTACGTGGTGGTGCTCTTGCCAGAAGCATGGGATTTGCTGGTAATAGGGTAAAACCAGAAGGATTCGTTGCTGATCAAATTATTGATGTTACAGCAGTTCCTGTCAATGATAGTGCTGAGATCGTAGCAGCAATTGATAGACTTACATTTGTAAGTATGAATTTGCTTTCTGCTCAGAAAGAGCAAAATGCAATTGCACAAAGACAGCAATTATTTTTTGAGAAGTTAGCAAGAAAAGATAAAGCATCAACAGAAGAACGTTTATTAGAACAAGGAAAAGATCTTTCCAGTAATATTGCATACAAGAAAAGTTCCCTACAAAGTGGTACTAAGTTATTACCACCATCTGGTGGAACTGGTGGATCTCGAAATGCACTTCAGTCTGTTGCATCTTCTTTGGTTAAAAGATCTCCACAAGCATTAAGAGCAGGTGCTGGATTGGCAGCAAAGGGCGGTCTTATGACCGTAAAACAAGCTGGGAATATTAGAGGTACTTTACAAGCAGCGAGGATTGGATCTGGAATTACAAAAAGGATCAGTCAAGCAGCATTAGACAAAACCATAGCAACTGGTGGACCTCGTGCTATAGCAAGAGCGAGACAAGCACAGATTGATGCTACCCCCATCAATACCATAAGAAAAGCTCCAAAACGAGTCAACAACGATGCTGTTAGAGCATTAGAGAATTTGACTGGTGGTTCTTCATCTAAAATACAAGCAGCAAAATATAAAAAATTAAGATCTCAGGGTCTTTCTGATACTGCTGCTCTTCAGCGAGCTTTCCCAGAGATGGCACAAGAAATTGCTGAAGTTGGAAAAACTGCTGGAACATCTACAGCAATGACAGCAGTAGCTGGAGATACTGTCCCAACTGCAGTTAGACAAAGTGATGATGTTATCAAGGCATCTTTGTCAGCAGCAGATGGTCCTTTATCGAAAATGCTTGGCAAAGGACTTGGTAAATCATTACTCAAAAAGATTCCTGTAATTGCTGGTGTTGCTGGTATTGTATTTGGTATCCAACGTGCTCTAGAAGGAGACTTCTTAGGTGCTGGTCTTGAAATTACTTCTGGTATTTTAGGTGCTACTGGTGTTGGTGGTCTCCTTGGTGCTGGCATCGACGGATATTTGCTTGCTAGGGATTTTGGCATGACACCATTTGCACAAGGTGGTATTATTACACAACCAACAACAGGTCTAGTTGGTGAGGCAGGAACTGAGGGTGTCTTCCCACTGGAGGGAACTAGAGGTAAAAAGACATTTGAGATGTTTGGTAATGCATTTATTGATGCACAGAAGAAAAGAAAGAAAGAAGTTGCTGAAATTCAAGCAGAAGGATTTAAGTTATTCTCAGAAGATGCACAATACATGAAAGTCTTTGATTTATTTAATCCTTTCAAGTGGGGGCGAGATCCTGAAAATCCTCAACCAGAACAACCAAATAATGGTGGTAGAGAATGGTGGGACTTCCTTGGATGGGCAGGAACTGGCAACAATAGTAGCGTACAACCACAGAGGTCAATGGTAGGACCACCTCCACCTGTAACGAGCACTGGAGACTTATTTGATGTTATTGCTTCTGGTGAAGGTGGATATGAATCTGTCAATAGAGGAGTTGCTGGTGATACCCCAGGTGGTGCAGAATCTGTATTTGGTAAGAAGTTATCTGATATGACTGTTGGTGAAGTTATGGAGTTACAAGCACAAGATAAGTTGTTTGCTGTTGGTAAATATCAGATCATTCCTAAAACAATGAAAGGATTTGTTAGAACTATGAAGATTAGTTTGGATGATAAGTTTGATTCTACTACTCAAGAAAAGTTCAAAAAATATGTTACCGATTTCAAGAGACCTGCTGTCGGTAGATACTTACGTGGAGAATCTAATAATAGAGCAGAAGCAGCACAAGAACTTGCTAGAGAGTTTGCTTCTATTGGATTAGCATATGATGAAGCAGGAAGAGTACGTGGAGAATCTAGGTATTCTGGAACAGCAGGAAATGCCGCTTCTATTTCACCAGCAGAAATTGAAGCAGCACTTGATAGAGGAAGAAACGGTATTAATCCATTAGGAAATCAGAGTATGTTACCTGGCGCTCCTGAAACTGGAAATCCACTATCAATCGCTTCTCAGCAAGTGGCAAATGCTGGACTTGCAACACAAACACCAACAATCATTAACAACTACTATGGTGGTGGTTCGCAAACTGGTGGAAATATGCCTGCTGATGTTGCATTTGGAGTCAGTAGTGGTGATATGGGCAACTCATGGGCAAGTGAACTTAGACTGAGGACAGTTTGATGGATTTTAAGGGATTTACTGAGTTTGGGTTTAAGACTGCAAAGATTGCTCCTCAGGGAAAAAGCGAGGCAAAAGATTTTGTCCCAATTACAACTCTTATTAACAGTTTTAACTATGTTGAGAATGTTACCACTCCATTTCTCTCTGCTAGTTTAGAAGTAGTTGATAGTGGCGGTCTTTTACAAGGACTACCAATCAAAGGTGCCGAAACAGTGCAAATTGAGGTCACTACTAATCTAGGTGACTTTACATATGAATTTGTTGTGTGGAAAGTTGCAAACAGATTCATTCAGAATAAGAAACAAGTATATACTCTTGGTCTCATTTCTCCAGAAGCACTGAATAATGAAATTCTGCGTATGGAGCAAGCATTGTCTGGTAATCCATCTAATATTATTGCAAACATACTTGAAGATACGCTAAAGACTAAAAAAGATTTTAACCGTGAGTTAGCAAAGTTTGATGTTAAGATGATTCCTAACTCAAAGAGACCTTTTGATGTTGCTGCGTCACTAGCAGTCAGGAGCGTATCTCCACAAGGAAAATATGAAGAAGATACTTCATCTGCTGGTGATACTCAAAGCACAACTGGTAGAGAATCTAAAAAAGCTAAGGGAAGTGGTGGATTTTTCTTCTGGGAGTCCAAAAGAGGGTATAATTTCTATGCAGTCGATACTCTCTGTGCAGATGAAAACAGCGAACTAAAATCAAAAGAGTGGAAAGTAGAACCACACGGTCCCTACATTGAAAGGATGGCAAATCAAGATGATGCAGATGAAAGATTCTTAATTTATAAGTCTGTTTTCTCTGGTGAGTTAGATTTGCTCGCTTCTCTTAGAAAAGGTAAGTATTCTTCTTTCCTTGCATTCTTTAATCATTCCACAGGACAATATGAAGAATATGTCTATAGGATTAAAGACAGTTATGACAACATGGCACATCTGGGTGGTCAAGAGGGTATTAATTTAATTCCTACTTCTAAAGCATTCTTTGATCAAGAAGTAAAACTATCCGATTATCCTACAAGGAGAATGTCTATTCTCTTAGACCATGAGACATGGTACAATGATGCGGAGATTGCATCTCCTGATGAAGGTGATGGTTCAGAATCTCCTACTCAGTTTGCTGATTGGCAAAAATATTACTCTGCACAAGCAATTGCACGATATGAGTTGCTAAAGAACCAAAAGTGTTCTATTGTAATTCCTGGTAATGCAAATATTTGTGCAGGTGATACAGTTGACATTAGACTCCAAAGTAAATTACCAGATGCTCAAGCTAAAGAAAACCCATATGATCAAGAAAGCAGTGGAATATACTTGATTGAAGAAGTAACACACGAGTATGATAGAACAGTAGGGTCAAACGGAAGATTTTTAACAACGTTACGTCTTATGAGAGACTCGTATGGTATGAAGGACAAACAGTCTAAACACGGATCTAAATAAACCAGGAGGTACTACACATGGAAAACATCGAAGCGCATATCGCTAAGGACAAGGAGATTTTGGACAATCCAAATACATCTCCACAGGCACGTCGTCATATTGAGGGCGAACTGCATGACCTAGAGGAATGGGTAGAACATCATAAAGAAGAGATTGAGGCAGGAGATCATCACGATCCTACACCACTAGAACTCTACTGTGATCAAGAACCAGGCGCACCAGAGTGTAAAATTCATGACAATTAACTAGAATATGGATCAGTTCTTATCTCAACTAATTCCTACCCAACGTATTGGTAACGATGGTTTCAATTGGTGGGTAGGACAGGTAGAAGGTACTGCCTCTGATGAAGAAAACAACAAAGGCGGATATCGTTATAAGGTTCGTGTTGTAGGTGATCACCCTGGAAGCAGGGAGATTCTCGATACGAAAGAATTGCCATGGGCATCAGTAATGATGCCTGTGAACGTACCTTTTATGCCTGGCAATGTTGGGGGAGGAAGACCACAACTACAGGTTGGTTGTTGGGTTATCGGTTTCTATATGGATTCTGATAGACAAAAACCAATTATCATGGGATCTATCGGTCAGGTTCCTGGTGCTACAAAAGTAGTAATTGACGAGAGACCTGACCTACCACCTTTTACAACATTTATCCCCAATACTGTCAACCCAGCAGTTGATGGTGAACCAGTTGGTGCAGATGGTGAAAATACCGCAACTGGTGGTATGGATGATGGAACAACCAAAAAAGATAAAGACGGCAACGAAAAACCTAGAGTTCAGGCACCAACAAAGAAAACAGCACCACTAAAGAAAGGAAATCCACAGTCTGAAGAGTGGTGCCAAGAAAGAGCAGAGAAGTGCAGTAAGTCAGATTTGACAGAATCAATGA